AAATACGAAGTAATTTAGTTCATTTATTGATGAGCAAAAGAGGGACTAGGTATTTTCTACCTGATTTTGGAACCCGACTCTATGAATATATATTTGAACCCCTAGATGGACCAACTTTTTCTGAAATTGAACAGGAAATAAGAACTGCAGCAGAAACCTACATGCCAGGGATATTAATCACAAACATTTCAATAACAGATGCAGCCAAAGAAGAACCCTCCTATGGAGATACCTATATAAATGAGAATGGTCAAAGAGAATTTGTTGTCCCTGGAGTGGGAAGATTGGAACATACGGCAAGAATAAAAATTGACTATACAAATACAAATAACGCTTTTGATTCTAGCGATTTTATTATAATAAACGTGTAATATGGCAAATAAAAAAATATCCTATACTACTAGGGACTTTCAAGGAATAAGAACTGAACTTATAAATTTTACGAGGACTTATTATCCGGACTTAGTCCAAAATTTTAATGATGCTGGGGTTTTTTCTGTTTTATTGGATTTGAATGCCGCAGTCACTGACAACTTACAGTTTCAAATTGATAGAAGTATCCAAGAAACTGTTTTACAGTACGCTCAACAAAAATCTTCTGTTTATAACATTGCAAGAACTTACGGTTTGAAAATTCCTGGTGCCAGACCCTCAGTTGCTTTAGTTGATTTTTCTATTACAGTTCCTGCACTTGGAGACCAAGAAGATTTAAGATATTGTGGAATATTAAGAAGAGGAGCACAAATAAATGGTGCTGGTCAACCATTCGAAACTGTTTATGATATAGATTTTTCTTCACCAATAAATGCTGAAGGTTCTCCAAATAGATTAAAAATACCAAATTTTGATCAGAACGGTACTTTGATAAATTATACTATCACTAAAAGAGAAGTTGTAGTCAATGGAATTACAAAAGTCTTCAAAAGAGTTATTACCCCAAATGATGTAAAACCATTTTTCGAGTTATTTTTACCCGAAAAAAACGTGTTAGGTGTCACAAGTGTTCTTCTTAAGGATGGTACAAGTTATGTTGCTCCTCCACCAACACAGGAATTTTTGGGACTAGAGAATAGGTGGTATGAAGTACCAGCATTGGCCCAAGATAGAGTTTTTATTGAAGATCCTACTAAACCATCCGATCAACCTGGAATCAAGGTTGGTAGATATATTCAAACAAATGATCGGTTTATCACAGAAAATACCCCAGAAAATTTTACAAAACTGACCTTTGGTGGTGGTAATGTTTCCGCAGATGAGCAACTAAGAGAGTTTACACGCACAGGAAATAAAATGGATTTGAATAAATACATTAATAATTTTTCCTTAGGTAGTTCTCTTAAGTCTAATTCTACATTGTTTGTTCAGTACAGAGTTGGTGGTGGTCAGGCAACAAATGTGGGAGTTAATGTAATCACTCAATTCGGTACAATATCATTTTTTGTAAATGGTCCTGTCGAAAGTTTAAATAATACTGTTATTAATTCATTAAGATGTAATAATGTTACTGCGGCAATCGGAGGGGCAAACGCACCTTCGACTGAAGAAGTTAGACAATATGTAACATTTAATTTCGCGGCACAAAACCGAGCGGTCACTGTAAACGATTATGAGTCGGTAATTAGAAACATGCCTCCTCAGTTTGGTGCTCCCGGAAAAGTTGCAATAGTTGAAGAAAATAATAAAATTAAAATTAAAATGTTATCATATGATATAAATGGTAATTTGACTGAGGTAGTTTCAAATACTTTAATGAGTAATGTTGCTAATTACTTGTCCAATTACAGAATGATAAATGATTACATATCCCTCGAAACGGCAAATGTTATTGACTTGGGTGTTGATGTTGATGTAATTTTAGATGCTAGTCAAAATCAAGGGGCAATTGTTTCAAGAATAATTGAAATTGTAACCGCATTTTTCAGTCCGCTTGATAGAGGGTTAGGACAAAACATAAATGTGTCTGCATTAAGATCACAAATCCAACAAGAAAATGGTGTAATTTCCTTATCTGGCATATTCTTTTTCAATAAAGTTGGAGGTGAGTATTCTTCATCTCAAACTTCTCAACAATATGAAGATCCAGAAACAAAACTAATTAAACTAATTGCAGATACAATTTTTGCGGAACCATCACAAATTTACCAAGTAAGATTTCCTTCTAAGGACATTAGAGTTAGTGTATTAAATTTAAAGACAGTCAACTTTAGTTAATACAACACCTTTCAAAGGTTTTCATTACACTTTTCAAAAATTGATTATATCTTTTAAAAATACGAAATAAACTATTTATTTTTAAAAGACCAAATGCCTAAATCTGTAAGGATTAAAACTACCCCGGGAAACGAAAAAAGTCTCAAAGTAATGTTAGAACAGGACTTCGAGTTTCTGGAAATTCTTTCTCTAAAACTAAATCAAGCAGACATATACACTAGAGTTTGTTCTGATTATGGAGTTGTAGTAGGTAGAGTATTTGTTAACGGAGGATATGGTTTACCAAATGCACGAGTTTCAGTTTTTGTCCCAATCGAAGATGTTGATTTAAATAACCCTATAATTTCTGAATTATACCCTTACACATTTATTTCAGATGTAAACGAAGAAGGTTATAGATATAATTTACTCCCGAAAGAACCACAGTACAATGGACATGTACCAACAGGTTCTTTTCCAACAAAACAAGAAGTTCTTATAGACAACACTTATATTGAAGTTTTTGACAAATATTATCGTTATACAGTTAAAACTAATGAAAGTGGGGATTACATGATTTTTGGTGTTCCAGTAGGTACTCAAACATTGGTAATGGATGTTGATCTTTCAGACATTGGTTGTTTTTCCTTAAGTCCACAGGATTTAATACAGGCTGGGGTGGCAAGTGAAGATCAAGTAAATGGATCTAAATTTAAAAGTTCCACTAACTTAAATGAATTACCTCAAATAATTTCACTAAACAAAATATTAGAAATTGCACCTTTATGGGGAGAACCTGAAATTTGTCAATTGGGTATTACAAGAGCGGATTTTGATTTAACGGCATCTGCAAATATATCAATACAACCAACCTCAATTTTTATGGGATCTGTCATATCTACCACAGATGACGATTCGGTAAAACCAAGTTGTAAACCAAAAAATAATACTGGAAACCTGTGTGAATTAGTGGCAGGACCCGGTCAAATTTTATCTATTCGACAGACAATCGACACAGACCAATACGGATATCCAATATTAGAACAATATGATTTAGAACAAAACGGAAAAATTATTGATGACAACGGTACATTTTTAGTTAATTTACCAATGAATTTGGACTATGTTTACACTAATGAATATGGTCAACAAGTTCTATCAAACGATCCCAAAATAGGAATACCCACTACTGGAAAATATAGATTCAAGTTCAAATGGCAAAATGAACAAGGTCTAAAGAATAATTTTTTAAGGGGTAATTATTTAGTACCAAATGTTAAAGAGTATGGTTGGTCAAATGCGTCAAATGACCCATTTATTACCCAACCACCAACCGTTCTCAGTTATAATTTGGTTCCTGGTTTCACTATCCAAACAATACCCATTGCTACAAATGGTGGTTTAGTTCTTGACAATTCAGTTAATTCACAAAGTATTTCTGTTACAATTGGTGGTATACCATATTTTGGTGATGTAAATGTCATTCCAATTACAACGGCACCAACTAACGTGGTTGTGACTTCAATACCTCAAGATGTTAACAGTTCACAAATATTGAACTTTTTATTTTATGATCAGGGACCTTTTGACGTTTTAAGATCTTATGCTTTTTCATTAGATTGGGACGATTATGGTGATTCAAATATGATCCAGGAGGCAATAAATTGTGAAGATAGATTCTATTTGTTTAACTACAATAAAGTTTACACAACATCTTTATTTTTAGATCGATACAAAAATGGAGTAGGTAGAGCGAGACATCTAGGTATAAAAGAAATTGATAATAGAACATGTAAGTCGACGGTTAATACGTTCCCTGCAAATGACATCATAAGAAACTTTGATTTTTTGTTTTTTCTTTTCAATTTTTTATTGAATGTTTTAACTCCGGCACTTTTGGCCGTGCTTTGGTTGGCTCACTTTATTGCTAAGTTTTGGCCTGTTTTTAAAAATTTAGGAAAAACACTTAGAAGATTATTAATAATTGGAACTGTTTATTATTGGGCACTTGTGGTTTGGAATCTTTCCGCTGCTATAGTAGCATTACTGCCCATTCCTTCAGGCCTATCTATTTCGTTTTATGTGGGTTTTGGAATTTCACTTGTAAAGGCTATAGGGGTAAGTATTCTTCTTAGATTTTACAACCAAAGAGTTTATCCTTTTTTACAACATGTTATTCTAGACCTTAGAAGAATAGGTCTTCCTATGATTTCTTATCCTGAATGTGAGTCATGTGATTGTAATTGCGGATTTGCTGAAATAGGAGAACAATTTACCCCGGACACATTTGATCAAGAATTGCAAGCCGAACTATCAGTTTATTCACAAACAGGAGTACAAATTTTGGGTCAATCGACTTCATTTCTGGCACCAGTTAACATGTCATCTGCGTATGATGTCACTCACCCAAATTTAGAAATTATACCAGGTTATCAATATGGTGATGCTGATAATGGATATTTCAGGTGTGGTGGTACCGGTCAATACAAATCATTAGCATGGGCAATCGACAATAATCAAGTGGATCAAACAGTTGTGACTAAAGCCCAGGCAGATTTTTTAAGATTATTTTCGGGTTACGATGTTTTAGGAGGTAGTGAATTTAATAAGTATCACGCACCTCAACCATTTTTATTCGCGGCAGACAAAAGTCCTGGTCAGGATGATAGGTGGTTTGGATTCCCAACAAAACAGACTTATCCTCAAAGATTAAATGAATTTAATTTAAGAGACAAATATTTTAACCCAAATCCAGGAACTCCTGGAGTAAATCAAATTACAACTACAGTGAACCCTCAACTTGCGGGGTCACAACCTTTCAAAGATCAGGTTGTAATTCTATTAGCAAGACCTGGTACAATAGATACAGTGTTTCCAGGGGATTTAATAACTTTTCAGGATCCAAATTTT